TCGGAGAGGTTGGCTCTGGCCGCTGGCCCCTACTTCTCGACCACCTTGCCAGCCAAGACGCCCCAGCCATCGTTGAGTCCATCGCCTCGCCAAAGCCCTACCGCACCATGCTCAGGTGCTGTCCCTCCATCGTCGTCCACGTAAGAACCCCGCGCTCCCTACGGTGGACACGACTGAAGGAAAGGGAGCCAACCCCATCTAGGGCACGGGAGCTGATCGCCATCGCAGGGAGGCCACCCCGTCGCCCAGACCTACGGATCTGCACAGGGATAGAGCCAGCGGTGGTGCTAGAGGCCGTTGACATTGCCCTGGCTAGGGCAGGGGTAGGGGGGAGGGGTCATCTCGAAGGCCGTAAGGCCATCTGCACTGGCTCCCCGTCAGCTTTCTCTCCCCGTTTCCCCTAAAGCGCAATGGCCGACGACCGGGGCTACGGCTACAGGCATCAGCAGTTGCGCAAGAAGCTGGCCCCCCTAGTGGCTTCGGGCGGCGCGTTCTGTGCCCGGTGCGGGAAGCCAATCGCCCCCGGCGAACCGTGGGATTTGGGGCATGACGACCACGACCGCACTCGTTACGTCGGACCCGAGCATCAGCGCTGCAATCGGGCTACGTCCGGTCGGCGCAGACGAAGGCGACGACGACAATCGCGAAGGTGGTGAGGGGTGGCGAGAAAAGCGAGAGCCAAGAGAAGCCGCAGAAAGAAAGAGCGCGCGCCGGAGAGAGTCCTGGCGTCTCTGGTTAAGCGTGCCTCGGTTGTCAGCGTTGGCGGCCCCTTCAATGCTCGGTCGCTGATCGAGCTTCCCACGGAGATCGCGGCAGAGATTCTTGGCGACGCGTTCTTTTCAGCCGGGCCGACCAACGTGACCGAGGCGGTTGCGCGCGACCTGGACAAGTTACGCGAGCGCAGCCCGGAGCTTGCCGAATCCACCCTCGCCGCCACGGCCGCTCGCCTTGCTTGCGAGCTGGAGAACCCCTTCAACTCAGCCACCTCCAAATCCATGTGTGCGCGATCGCTAATCGAGGCGCTGGAACGCCTGTTTGAGCAGGCCCCAGATGAGGAGCAAGGAGACAGACTCGATGACCTCAGCGCTCGCCGCGCCGCCCGTATTGCAGGGGGTGCAAAGGCCACGGCTTAGTGCGGTCCCCCCCTGCGTTTCCTCGACGGGAGACGAAGCGGTTGAACTGGCGCGCATAGCGGGGATCGAACTCGACCCTTGGGAGGAACTGGTCCTGCGGCAGTCGCTGGGGGAGCGGGCCAACGGTAAATGGTCGGCCTTTGAGGTTGGCGTCGTCTGCCCTCGCCAGAACGGGAAGAACGAAATCCTGGTCGCCCGTGAACTCGCCGGGCTGTTCCTGCTTGGAGAGCGGCTGATAATCCACTCCGCTCATCAGTTCGATACTTCGCTGGAGGCATTCCGGCGTCTGCGCGACATCGTGGAGGGCTATCCCGAGTTCTCCCGCCGCGTCAAGAGCCGTGGAATCAAGCAGTCCCACGGCGAGGAGGGAATCGAGCTAAAGGGCGGCCAGCGCATCCGCTTCCGCACCCGCACGAAGGGAGGTGGCCGCGGTTTCACGAGCGACTGCCTGATTCTCGATGAGGCGATGGAGATCGCGGAGATGGCCCACGGCGCTCTGCTCCCGACGCTCTCCGCTCGCCCCAACCCGCAGGTCTGGTACACGGCATCCGCCGTTGACCAATGGGTCCACGAGCACGGGGTTGTGCTGGCGCGAGTGCGCCAGCGTGGCCTGAGAGGCGATGACCCCGCACTCGCCTACTTCGAGTGGTCACACGACGCGAGAAATCCTGAAGCCGCCGGCGAGCACGCTGAAGACCCGAGAGCATGGGCGCAAGCGAACCCCGGCTTGGGCATTCGGATTTCAGAGGAGCACATAGCCCGCGAGCAACGCTCGATGGACGCTCGGACCTTCGCGGTGGAGCGACTCGGTGTTGGGGATTGGCCCCGAACCGATGGCGGCAGCGATTCGGTAATCACCGCCGAGAAGTGGAGAGTCTGCGCCGATCCCCGCTCTCAGGTTGTAGACCCGGTGTGCTTTGCCTTCGACGTGACCCCCGACCGATCGTTCGCTTCGATCGGCGTCGCAGGAATGCGTAGAGACGGCCTTCCCCACATCGAGGTCATCGAACACAGACGCGGCACCGGCTGGGTAGCTGAGCGCATGGCTGAACTTGTCAGAAAGCACGAAGCCGATGACGTGATCTGCGACGGCGCTGGCCCCGCTGCCTCTCTCATTGCGCAGATGGAGGCGAGAGGCATCGCGGTGAGAGTGGTTTCCGCGAAGGAACATGCGCAGGCGTGCGGCGTCTTCTTCGATACCTGCGACCAGGCGGCGTTCCGCCACCTCGACACCCCGGAGCTAAACGCCGCCGTCAGAAGCGCGGTGAAGCGGGCGCTGGGAGATGCCTGGGCATGGTCGCGCAAGTCCTCATCCGTAGACATCTCACCGCTGGTCGCCGTCACCCTTGCGCTTTGGGGTGTTCCTGGCGGCAGCGCAAACAAGGAGCCGCTGGTCGCATGGCGATAACCCCGAAAAAGCTTGCAGTAGCCCTGATAGCCCTAGCCGCCGCTGGCTGTGTCTCGGTGGTCGTCGGCGTGACGATGATCTACCCCCCGGCGGGGATGATCGTCGGCGGCCTCATCGCCGCTGGGCTTGCTCTCGTCGCTCTGTTGGAGGTGGATGTCTGATGGCTGGCTCCAACCCTGAGACCACGATTGAGACTTACCGGGATGGCCCCGTAGTCCGGACTCGGGTCGTCTATAAGGGATATGAGCGAGATCTACCCTGGCTAGTCGATTGCTTTACACATAGGGGCGCGAGGCGTAAGGCACGTCGAGCAATCCGTCTCTGGGAGCGCCGAGACAACCCACGTCGAGAAGTGGTGGATGTCTGATGCGGTTCCACTTCCACCGCTGGGAGTTAGTCCGCCACACCGGAGTTCACTCCTACGTGCGCTGCAAGCGTTGCGGCGAGCGCCGGATCAACAAGGTCGCTCACGCGCTCCAGCCAGTGGATTCAGGCTGGCTAAAGACGGGAGAGTGGACCCCGCGTCCTACCTTCCCGCCGCCGAAGCCATCCGATGCTGCGAGTTCAGCTCGGCCGAAAGACCTTGGACTAGCCGAGGGCAGCAGGATCGCATTCGCACCGTCTTCGGTGGAGCAGCCTTCGGGGCCGGTAATTGGTGGCCTTCGCCTAGCAGGAACAGGCGTACAGCCGCTGCGGCCGCGCCCTGACGTTCCCCTCGATCAGACCACCGCTCCGATTCACTACGAGGGAGACGCAAAGCACGATCCAGACTGCCCGTGCGGAGCCTGCGTGGCGGATCTGGCGGAGAGCGTATGACCTGCATCGTCGGGGTCGAGACGGACAAGGGCGTGCTGATCGCAGGCGATTCAGCCGGTGTCGGTGGCTATTCGCTGACGATCCGCGCCGATGAAAAGGTTTGGCGTAGCGGTGAGTTCGTTTACGGCTTCACTTCCTCATTCCGCATGGGGCAGTTGCTCCGGTACAAGCTGACGCTGCCCCGTCGACCTGCGAATGACGCGACCCAGCGCGAGCGCGACCGCTGGATGACGACCGAGTTCATCGACGCAGTGCGGAGCACACTGAAAGACGGTGGCTACGCGAAGGTCGAGAACAGCGTAGAGAGCGGGGGCGTCTTCCTGGTTGGCTGGCGCGGCTCGCTCTACACCGTTCACAGTGACTTTCAGGTTGGGCGACCTCTCCACGGCGAGGCAGCCGTGGGGTGCGGCGACGATCTAGCCCTTGGTGCCCTGTTTGTTGCTTCAGGTAATCCTCGCCAGCGTCTCCGCAAGGCGCTAGAGGCCGCTGCGACTTACAGCGCCGGAGTAGCACCACCTTTCAAGATCGTCTCGGAGGGTCGGCGTCGCCCATGAAACTCATCCACAGCCTGAAAGACACCTCCTCCCGTTCGGTCAACCCCCTGAGCTTCGATGATTGGGCGCAGTCGCTGACGATGAACCGACTGCTCTGGGAGCAGTCCCTGAGCAACCCCACGCTGGGAGAGAAGCAAGAGGAAATCTCCAGCACCTTCGTCGGCTACGTCGAGCAGGCATACAAAGCCAACGGCATCGTCTTCGCCTGCATGTTGACCCGGCTGCTGCTGTTCTCTGAGGCTCGCTTCCAGTTTCGGCGGATGAGGGACGGCAGGCCGGGTGAGCTGTTCGGCACGGACGCTCTCAGCATCCTCGAAAAGCCCTGGCACGGAGCCACAACGGGCGACCTGCTGACCCGGACGCTCCAAGACGGCGACCTGGCGGGAAACTTCTTCGGGGTACACCGTGGCGACCGCATCCAGCGGCTGCGGCCGGATTGGGTCACGATCATCCTCGGGAGTCACGATGAGCCAAACGCCGACACGGGGATGGGCGATCTCGATGTTGAGGTAATGGGCTACGCCTACCAGCCCGGCGGGAAGCATGGCGGCAAAGAGGTAATCGCCCTCGACCGTGACGACGTGGTCCACTTCGCCCCGATTCCTGACCCCCTGGCGACCTTCCGGGGCATGTCCTGGCTGACCCCCGTGGTGCGAGAGATCATGGGGGACCAGGCCGCCACAACGCACAAGCTGAAGTTCTTCGAGAACGGCGCAAGCCCGAACCTCGTTGTCTCATTCGACAGCGACCTCTCCCCAGAGTCGATGGAGAAATGGCTGGAGGCGTTCGACAAGAACCACGAGGGCGCGGCGAACGCTTACAAAACCTTGATCCTCGCCGCCGGCGCGAGAGCCGAAGTGATCGGCTCTGACCTGAAGCAGGTTGACTTCAAGCAAGTCCAGGGTGCAGGAGAGACGCGCATCGCCGCAGCCGCTGGCGTCCCCCCGGTGATTGTGGGGCTGTCTGAGGGCTTGGAAGCAAGCACCTATTGCTTACCAGCAGATGAGCGCGTTTGGACGCTCGACGGCCCCAGGCCCATCGTGGATGTTCGTCCCGGTGACGAGTTGTGGTCTACCGGCGAAGGCACCGTTAGGCGTGGTCGCGTTACTTGGCAGGGATGCGTTGGTGAGAAGGATGTCTACCGCGTCAAGACCAAGAATCGAGAGCTGCGAGCGACGGCGAATCATCCGGTCCTGGTCCGCGTTCCTGGCAACTCTGACGGCCCGAACTCTGAGCGCGGAGCGACAACGGAATGGCGAGAGGTGGGTGAACTTCGCCCCGGCGACAAGATCATCCAAGCGGTTGGCCTGCCAGACGCGGGTGAGAACCCGAAGGGCATCAGCCCCGACATGGCGCAATGGCTTGGGGCATATGTGGGCGACGGGTGCAGCGCCGGCAAGACCGCGATCCAAATGTCGCTACCGCCAACAGATCGGACCCGCCTCTACTACGAGGATCTGAGCGTCAGACTGTTTGGGGCACGCATCGCGGCGGGTGAGCGATCTTTCCGCTTGGCGGGGTGCCACGCATCTTCCATCGTGGCTGATCTTGGCTTTGCGGGGACGGCCAAGACGAAGCGCATCCCAGGGTGGGTGTTCCGGCTTCCGCTGGCTTTGCGGCTGAGGTTCCTCGCCGGGCTTGTCGACACGGATGGCAGCGTCGACAAGCGCGGAGTAGGGAGCTTGGGGTTCGCCAATCGCGAGTTGGTCGAGCAGGCTCGCGCTCTGTTTGTGTCGTGCGGCATTGCAGTCTCCAATGTCACATACAGGGAGCAGTCTGGTGAGAATCTCCCCAACCCAGGCCGCTACGAGTCATACGATTTCTGGTCCTTCGCGATCACCACCGGGCTGGGGAAAGTCCCGACCGCCGATCCTCTCTATCTAGAGCGGATCAAAGCGCGCAATGACAAGCCCGAAGGGGCGCATGAGCGCAATCCCAGCCTCGATGCCGATGTTCTGGGCGCGTTCAAGATCATCTCGATAGAGCTGATAGACCGCCAGCCGGTTTACGACATCACCGTCGAAGGCGACCATTCGTTCATCGCGGCTGGGGTTGCTGTTCACAACTCCAACTACGCGCAGGCACGTCGTCGCTTCGCTGACGGCACCCTGCGGCCCCTCTGGCGCAACATGGCGGGTTCGTTCGCCACCATGATCGACGTGCCGTCCGGTGCCGAGCTTTGGTACGACGACCGCGACATCGCTTTCCTGCAAGAGGACCGTCAGGACGCGGCGAAAATCCAGCAGGCTGAGGCGGCGACAATCAAGACCCTGATCGAGGCAGGGTATGAGCCTGACTCAGTTATTGAAGCTGTCAATGCCGAAGACATGACCCGCCTAGTCCACTCCGGCCTCGTCTCCATCCAGCTACAGCCGCCCGGTTCGGTCAACGGCGGCTCACCTTCACCAGCCGCGCCCCCAGACGCTTAGGCGTCCCTTCTCTCAACCCCCGCAGTCCCGTCCTCGGCCGGTGCTGCTCAATTCCGACAAGGAGACCCCATGTCGAAGACCAAGACCCCTCGTCCGCCGAGGGACAACCTCTATCGCGCCGTGTTTCCCGGCGTGGAGCTACGCGCCGCAGGCGAGGGAGCCGGACCTGTCATGTCGGGCCACTTCGCCGTACTGAACCAGTGGACCGAAATCAATTCGATCTTCGAGGGCGCGTTCATGGAGCGCTTCGCTCCCGGTGCTTTCAAGAAGACGATCCGCGAGAACCGCGACTCGATGCGGGTGCTACTTGAGCATGGGCATGATCCTTCGATTGGCAATAAGCCTCTTGGCGCGATCCGCACCCTCAGAGAGGACGGCGAGGGCGCTTTCTACGAGGTGGACCTGCTCGACGCGGGGTATGTGCGAGAGGACATTCTGCCCGGCCTTGAAAAGGGCCTGTATGGCGCGTCCTTTCGCTTCCGCGTCATCCGTGAGGAGGTAGTCGAGGAACCGAAGGCCTCAGCGCAGAACCCGAAGGGGCTGCCGGAGCGGACGGTCAAGGAGGCCGAGGTCATGGAGTTCGGCCCCGTCACCTTCCCCGCGTATTCAGGGGCGTCGGCGGGCATTCGTTCTGTGACGGACGAGTTTCGGTTCCTAGGGGACACCAGAGGAGTCGTTGAAGGTCTGGGGGGTAGAGAGCGTGAGTTCGCCGATCACCTGAGGAGAGAGTTGGCACTCAAGCTAGCCTCTCCCCGCTCCGAGGAGCCAGACGCCGCAGATGAGCCTGACAAGCCCGTCGAGGAACCCACGGCTGAGGAGCCAGGTGGTGACGAGCCTGACGAGCCTGCCGAGAATGAGCCAGAAGGCTCAGGGGCAGACGCAGAACCTTCCAAGCCCGAAGGGGCTGAAGATGGCACCGAGCCTGACGGCTCCGGTGCCGATGCACCCGGCGATACCGCCGGTACCGAAAAAGAAGACGACGCACCTCCAGTAGTCAGCGCCGGGACCGAGTCCCACCCTGACCGTGGACGCCGCGATGACGGTCGCCTCTACGGCGACTCCACGCTGCCTTCGTGGCGGCTGACATAGGAGGAAGCATGAAGGAGAAACTCAAGGAGCTGCGCGAGCAGCTCGATGAGGCACGTTCGCGTGTCAGAGAGATCGACAGCGAGCACGCGGGGAAGTACCTCGACCCCGAGTCGGCTGACGGTCAGGAGTGGAACCGGCTCAACGGCGAGATCGACGAGCTGGAGAAGACGATCACTCAGTGCGAGGCCCGCGAGTCCCGCGTCAAGGAGCTGTTCGACAGCCCCGAGCACGCTGAGGCCGGCGCGTCTTTCCACACCGCCCGTTCCGGCGTCGCTCGCGGCGAGGACATCTACGACCTGAGTTCGGTTCGTCGCACCTTTGGCGACCCGGAGTCGGGTGCCCGCGAGCTTCGTGATCGCGCTCTGCGCGCTATCGAGGCCGCAAAGTTCCCGCACGAGCGGGCCAAGCGAGAGGACGTTCAGGGCCACATCGAGCGGCTTCTGGACACCAGCGAGAGCAGAGAGGGCGATCTCGCCCGGCACCTGCTCGCGACGGGTGGCTCGGTCTACGCGAGGGCGTTCCGCAAGCACCTCGCGGGAGAGGGCATGTCGAACGAGGAGCGGGCAGCGCTCGCTACCGGTTCGGCCGCGACCGGCGGTGCTGCGGTCCCGTTCCAGCTCGACCCCACGGTCGTGCCGACCAGCAACAGCTCGGTGAATCCCTACCGGGCGATCTCGCGGGTCGTCACCACCACCTCGAACGAGTGGCGCGGCATCACGTCAGCCGGCGTGACGGCTCGCTACTCCGCTGAGGCTGCCGTTGTCGGCGGCTCGGGTTCGGGCAACGATGCTCCGACCCTCGGCGCACCGACAATCGTTCCCGAGCGTGCTGACTCGTGGATTCCCTTCTCGATGGAGATCGGCCAGGACTGGTCCGGCCTTCAGGCTGAGATGGCCCGTGAGTTGCAGGACGCCAAGGACGATCTGGAGGCGGTCAAATTCACCGACGGCCTGGGTGCCACCAGAGGCGAGCCGGAAGGCATCCTGGTCGGTGCTACCACGACCGTTCTCACCACTGGTGGTGAGGCCGTCGCGGCTGCCGACGCCTACGCGCTGGAGGAGGCTGTGCCTCCGAGGTTCCGGCAGATGTCCAAGTGGGTCGCCAACCGTGCGTTCTACAACAAGATTCGCCAGCTCGACTCGGCCGGCGGCTCGGAATTGTGGATGCGCATCGGTGAGGGTCTCGCCAATCAGGTTCCAACGCCGGGTAACACCGGAGCGGAGCTGCTCGGCTACGGCGCGAACGAGTGCTCGGCATTCGCTTCGACCGTGGAGGAGGACGACCTGATCGCGGTGCTTGGGGACTTCTCCAAGTACGTGATCGTTGACCGCATCGGGATGGCCGTCGAGCTGGTCCCGCATGTGTTCGATCCGACCACGGGCAAGCCGACCGGCGAGCGCGGGTTGGTCGCGTTCTGGCGCAACAGCGCGGAGGCCACCGTGCCGACCGCGTTCCGCGTGCTGAAGGTCTCCCCGGCTGGTTCGGGTAGCGGCGCGTAGTACCTGATTCATCCGGCAGGGCCGGGGGTCAAACCCCGGCCCTTGCCTTCCTGCATCCCCCCGAAGGAAGGAACTCCCTTGCCCTATCCCGTCCCAAGCACTCTCGTCAGCCGCAAGGTCATCGCCCCGGTTAGCCCCACCGCCGGGTCTGAGGTGGAGCTTGCGGTCCCCAGCGGCAAGCACTGGGAGATCAAGTCCCTTCGCTTCACCCTCACCACAGAAGACACGGTCGCCAATCGCTCCGTGGCTCTCAGTCTGCTCGGTAATGGGACGGAGTTCTGGCGCTGGCGCGCTAGCGTCGCTCACGTCGCTGAGACAGCCTGGACCTACAACTACCTCGCCTCCCTCAATGACGAGGTGGACCGGACCACAGATTTCGATGAGCTTTACGCTCCGCTCCCCCGCGACCTGATCCTCGGTCCCGGCTACCGGCTGGAGACGACTACCGAGAACCTCCAGACCGTAGAGGGCAGCGGCTCTGGGAGCGGTTCGGGCGTCGAGCCGCAGGACCAGTTCTCTGAGCTGTCGCTGTACGTGGTCGAGTACGGCTAGGCCGCATAAATGCAAGCGGACGCCTGGCGGGAGGAACCCGCCCCGTTGAGCGAGGCCGAGTGGACAGCGGATGGCGAGGGCTGGACCGCTTGGAATCGGATGTCGGCCGAGGTCGAGTTCTGCGAGTTCGTCGCGGCGCTCGTGCGGCTCATCCGCCCCCAACTGGTAATCGAGACGGGGGTAGGGCAGGGCTTCAGCACCCGCCGCATTCTCGCCGCTCTCTCTGGCCACTACGTCGGGTATGAGTCCGACGCTGGCTTCCGAGAGGCGTTGAAGGGCCTCGACGTATGGGGGGAGTCGGCTCAGATCGCAGAGGAAGCCGAACCCACTCCCGAGGTCATGGCGCGTTGTGACCTCGCCATCCTCGACAGCGGCCCGCGCAAGCGCAGGGTTCGGGAGATCAATCTCTGGCGTGCATACGCGCCCAGCGGGTCGCACATCGTCGTCCACGACGCTCGCCCCGACCACCCCCGCAATGGACTTCACCGCCGCCTTGCCGGGGAACTTGCCGGCGAAGGATTGTTCCTCCCCAACCCCCGAGGCTCATGGCTGCATCGAAAGCCTTAATCACGGGCTGTCCCCGTTCGGGCACCGGCTACATCTCAACCGTGTTGGCGCGCGCGGGAGTGCGTAGCGGGCACGAATGCGTTTACGGCCCGGTCCAGGTCGGGCCGTGGAAGAACGTGCAGGTGGAGGTGTCCTGGCTCGCGGCACCATCCTTGCCGCTCCCCGGCGTTCCCTCGGCGCATCAGGTCCGCCACCCCCTGGCGGTGATGCGAAGCCTTGTCGGGATCGGGCTGTTCACGCGACAGACGAAGTTCCGCGAGTTCGCGGAGGAGACGTGCCCGGCACTCCGTGAGGAGTTGACGCCAACCGCCAAGGCTGCCCGCATGTGGTGCGAGTGGACGCGCATGACGGATTCCTCGGCGCAGGTCTGCTGGCGCGTAGAGGACGCAGCGGAGTACGCCGAGGAGATCGCGGTCTTCGTCGGAGTTGCCCCCGAAGTCATTGCGAAGGCGATCTCTGAAACGCCGACCGATGTAAACCACCGCCGCCGAGCGGAAAGCCTCGACCTTGAGAGCATCCCCGAACCCCTTTGGGCTGAAGTCATCCGCCGAGCGAAGCTCTACGGCTACCCCCTCACCCGCTAGAGCCGATGGCCACCGTCTTAGTGCCCTGGCAGGGTGGCTGCCCGCACCGCGAAGCGGCCTGGGAGTGGGTCAGGGCGCGGTATGAGACGACCGGCTGGGAGCTGATCGTCTCCGAGCAGACGGGTGAGTGGTCGAAGGCGCGGGCGGTGATGGACGCCGCCCCTGACTGCGCCGAGGTAGTCGTCATTGCCGACGCGGACTGCTGGACGGATGGCATCCACGCAGCCGTCAAAGCCGTACAGGACAGCGCGGAGTGGGCCTGCCCCTTCGGCCAAGCCCACCGCCTCACCCCGGAGGCAACTGTCGAAGTTCTGCGCGATGAAGTGTCGCCCGGCGGCAACTGCCCAACCATCCAGCCCCCCTATCGAGGGCTTCCCGGCGGGGGGATCGTGGTCGCCAGGCGCGACACCCTGCTCGCCGTTCCCTTCGACCGCCGCTACGTCGGCTGGGGCCGAACCGATCGCTCTTGGCGAGCGGCTATGCGGACGATGGTGGGCAAACCCTGGCGCGGCAACGCCCCGCTCTACCACCTCTGGCATCCCCCGCAGTCCCGTCCTCCCCGGCCGCATAGACACCGGGCGCAGGACGGCAGGCCGGGGTCGCCTGAAAACGAGGCGCTGTACCGGCTCTACCTGGAGGCGGAAGGAAAACCAGACCAAATGCGGAGGCTGCTCGATGCGAGTGTTGATTCTCGCCGCTGGAAGACAGGAGCGGTGGCGCAATAGCGGCGGGAAGGGGCACAAGCAGTTCATCACCGTCGACGGTGAACCAATCATCCGCCGCACCTTCCGCCTCGCCTCGGAGCGCTGCAAAGACGTAATCACCATCGTCAACGACCCCGAGCATGAGCGCTGGGAGGGGCTGAACCCTCACGCGCCCAGGCACGAGCCGTGGATGGGGGAGATGGGGAAGTTCCTCGATTCCCGCCACCTGTGGCCGGACAGGGGCGATACGGCGGTCCTCTTTGCCGATACCTACTTCACGCCCGAAGCCCTCGACCTGATTCTCCTCAGCGAGATCACGCAGCCCACGGTGTTCGGGCGAGCTGACACCCCAAGACGGCGTTTGGAGGCATTCGCCATTCGTTGGCGGTCTGGGGATCGCCAAGAGGTAGTGCGGATCGCCAAGTCCTGCTGCAAGCACGGGCTGAATGACCAGGGCGGCACCTGGCGGTGGTTTCACCATCGCCACACCGCCTCGGGCTATAGCTGGCAACGAGTCAGGAAGTTGTCGCGCAAGGAAAAGAACGGCTGGGTGGAGCTTCCCCCGGACGCCACAGACGACTTCGATGAGTTGAAGAACCTACGTAAGTGGCGCAACCAGTGGCAAATCGCCGCTTGAGATAAGGAGAATCATGTCCGAAGTCCTGGTAGCAAAGAACGCATTCGTCGCCACGGTCGGCGGGCGAATTAGGAGTGTCCCGAAGGGCTACATCGCCCAGCCTGGCGATCCGGTTCTCATCGGCCGCCGCCGTTTCTTCAAAGTGGTCCAGTCTCGGGGCGTCGAGCAGGCAACCGCCGCCCCTGGCGAGCAGAGGGAAACTGAGTTCACCCCGCCGCCCGCTCCACCCAAGCCCAAGCCCGAGCGAAGCCGGACGCAGCAGGACTACTCCGGGCTGAGACAGCCGGAGTTGAAGGCGCTGCTTGAGGACCGAAACATCGCCTACCCGAACGGCGTCGTGTCCAACGCCAAGCTGATCGAGCTGCTCACCGGCAACCAGGGCTAACCCAATGCCCAGGGCCGTCACGCTTGCCGATTTTCGGCCCTCACCGCGTGCCGATGGGGAGCCGTGGACTCACGCCCGGATCGAGGGGGCAGACGAGCTAGTGCTGGCTACGCCAGAGCCGGAAGGCTCAGGCAGCGGCTCTGGATCAGGTTCTGGCTCCGGATCGGGGAGCGGTAGCGGCTCCGGGAGTGGCTCGGGTTCCGGCGCAGAGGTTGAGGAGGTCTGGAGCGAAGTCACGACTCTAGCCCTTGACCCGCTGGACGAAGACCCCGCAAGACCGATGCTGCGGAGCTTCACCGTCACCGCAGATAGCGAATGGCTGCGAATCGTCTTCCTCGACGCCGACAGAAACGAAGATGACCCCTCACCCATCGCAGCTACTTCCGGGCCGCAGTTCCGCCCGACTGTGGCGCAGGTGTCCGCGATCCTGCGCGCTCGCACCTACGCAGGCGGCGATGCGGACGATCCGATGTCTGTCCTGGCCGGGGGTGAGTTGGCCGGGGAGTTCGGAGAGGACACCCGCCCAACTGCCGAGCAGGTTGAAACCGACCTGATCCCGCAAGCGACTACCGACCTCGACCGGGCGGTCAGCCGCGTCCCTGGCGAGCTGTTCGATGAAGCCCGCCGCATCGCCGCTCTTGGCGCGGCGAAGGAAATCGAGCGCAGCTACATCCCCGAACAGAGCGAGCCGGACGCTTCGATCTACCAGACCCTGCGCCTCACGTATGAGGCCGACGTATCCCAGTTCGTGAGAACGCTCCAATGGTGGGCGCTGTCGCGGCGGATGGAGGCGAAGTCGTGATTAGCAAAGGCCCCACCGTCCAGCTCGACATGCACGGGCTGCGCGACGCGAGCGACACGCTCTTGGACGCAGCCGCGCGCGGGGAGAACATGCGCCCCGCCTTCCTCAAGATCCGCGAGCTACTCGTAGAGGGCCACAAAAAACAGTTCTCCACGAAGGGCTCATTCCTCGGCACCCCCTGGGAGATGAACGCCCCCGGCACCCTGGCCCGCAAGGCGCGGCTGGGGCAGGGGTCAGAGCCAATGGTCGCCACGGGCGATCTGCGAGACAGCCTCGCCGGCGGCAAGGGCAAACGCTCCCGCGTCAGCCGTTCATCGGTGAGCGTCGGCACCTCGCTGTTCTACTCCGTCTTCCACATAAGACCTAGACGACAGGGTGTCCCCGCTCGGCCCCCGGTGGGGATCAGCGAAGGGCAGCGTAAAGCCGCCCTGCTGACTATGGAGAACTACATCTTGGGGCGGGGACTGTGAGAACCCACCCCGTAGTCGGCCCACTCCTCAGCGCCCACATAATCGAGGCGTCGGTGATCCGCAAGCTGCGGACCTGGCTTCCCGGCTACTTGACCATCGCCTGCGAGCTGAACGGTGTCAGAGAGGGCATCGCAGCTATCAAGTCATGGGGGATCGCGGGTGAGGATGAC